GGTACTATCTTCACCACATATCGGTATTCAGTCCGATGGCGATAATGTAGAAATTGTTACCTTTGATGCTGCTGATAACTCAGCACACACCAACTCAATTAAAGTTGGCACAGGTGATGGTAAAAAATACAATATCGTTTTTAAAACTGAAAATATTAAATTGATTCCTGGAAATTATGAAGTAGAAATTTCATTTAAGGGAATTGGCCATTTCACAAACACTAAGGATGACATCCAATATTGGATCGCATTTGAAGCTAAAGAAACTAAAATCGGAGAATAATATGTTAGTAAATTTCACAGATAAACAAAATGGCAATTCGGTTGCTGTTAACCCTAAATTTGTTGTTCTTGTTTTCACCGCAAAAGATGAAGCAGGTGTTGAAACAACTATCATCAACACAACTACAGGTAATATTCCTGTAGCTGAATCACAAATTGATGTTGTTGGTGTCTTACAAGGACAATTAAGTTAATGCCTACAATTCAAACTTTATTCGGAACATTTGATGATAAACAACTTAAAGAATTGTTAGGTGCCATTACTGAAATTAATGAGCACCAATACAATATTAAAGTTAAACAGAATCAAATTAAAGAGATTGTTGATGTTACATTTGACAACTTAAAGATTCCTAAAAAACTTATTAAGCGTATGGCTAAAGTATATCTAAACCAATCATTACAAGAAGAAGTGGCAGAATTTAAAGAATTTGAAGCATTATTTGAAGGCATTACTGAAGTTAAGTAATCCAACTATGAAGTATTATATTATGGGAGTTTGTGATGGAACATTTACTATGGGTCGAGAAGTATCGGCCAAAAACTATTGAAGATTGTATATTACCAGATGCCATTAAATCTACGTTCCAGGAGTACGTTAACCGAAAAGAAATACCGAATCTATTACTATCTGGTTCGGCAGGGGTCGGAAAAACTACAATTGCTAGAGCATTGTGTAATGAGGTCGGTTGCGATTACATTGTTATTAATGGGTCTGATGAGTCTGGCATTGATGTCCTTCGGACAAAAATTAAAAACTATGCTTCATCAATATCTCTCGCTGGTGGTAGGAAAGTTGTTATCATCGATGAGGCCGATTATCTTAATCCCAATTCAACTCAACCAGCATTACGTGGAGCCATTGAAGAATTCTCTTCAAACTGTTCATTCATTTTTACCTGCAATTTTAAAAATCGTATCATCGATCCAATACACTCTCGTTGTTCTGTGGTCGATTTTAAGATTAACGGTTCTAAGGCAAAAATGGCGGCACAATTCTTTAAAAGAGTTGAATGGATACTTGAACAAGAAAATATCACCTATTCTAAAGATGTCGTGGCAGCAGTTATTACAAAACACTTTCCGGATAATCGTAGAGTTCTTAATGAATTGCAGCGATATTCGGTTTCTGGCACAATTGATGCTGGTATCCTGTCTAATCTTGCTGATATTCAACTTGACACATTAATTTCGGCTTTAAAAAGTAAAGACTTTAGTTCAACTCGTAAATGGGTTACCGCCAATCTGGATAACGATCCAGTCAAAATCTATCGTAAATTATACGATACTCTATATGAGGTATTAAAACCTCAATCCGTTCCACAACTAGTTTTGATTCTTGCTAAGTATCAATATCAGGCAGCTTTCGTGGCCGACCATGAGATTAATATGGTAGCATGTCTAACAGAAATAATGGTGGATTGTGAGTTTAAATAATGCCAGATTTATTCAAAGAAATTCTACCATCTATACTGGAGAAGAAGAAGTCCGTTTTTCAAGATGAATATGAGTATAAGGATTACAAACCTTTTGTTATAAATCGTGCTTTGTCGTATCATATGGATTGTGTTTTATATGCGAATGAAATGAATATACATACGGGGATAGACTCCGATATGCAATATTCATATCTTCTAAATACCATAAGACCAATGAAACGGAAATTTCAACCGTGGCAGAAATCAGAGGTCGACAAAGATATAGAATGTGTGAAGCAATATTTTGGCTATTCCAATGAAAGAGCCAAAGAGGCCTTACGAATTCTAAACGATGAACAACTCGCTGAAATAAAAATAAAAACAGCAAAAGGCGGAGTGACCAAGTAATGATTTCAATTAATGATTTAGTTGAAGTTACATTGAACGATAAAGATGATTTCCTTAAAGTTAGAGAAACACTCACTCGTATCGGCGTAGCTTCTAAAAAAGATAGAATATTGTACCAATCGTGTCATATCTTACATAAACAAGGTAGATATTACATTGTACATTTTAAAGAACTATTTGCTTTGGATGGCAAGCCCACGGATATTAGTGAAAACGATCTATCCCGTAGGAATGCCATTGCCAAGTTACTTGGTGATTGGCAATTGGTAAAATTGGTTAATGTTAAACAAATTGAAGAACCGCCTCCTATCTTCCTATCACAGATTAAGATACTTTCACACAAAGAAAAAGATGAATGGGAATTGATGCCAAAATATAATATTGGTAAAAAACCAGGAGTCTATTGACAAAGTGTTATAAATAATAGTATACTTATGGTGTGGTGCTCATCTGAGGCCACAGTTTTATTGACTAACTCGCTTGAATTTAAGGAGAAACACATGACAAGCACAAATCTATTATTCCCACAATGGGCTTCACTATCCAAATCTTTGGATCCTTTCACAGTTGGTTTTGATGATGTATTAGACCAAATCCGTGATATCTCTGAAACAGTCGCCAAAGCAACACCTGCTTATCCTCCATACAACATTCGTCAAGTAAAAGACAATAAGTATGTCATTGAAATGGCAGTTGCTGGATTTACTAAAACTGATATTGAAGTTACTTTAGATGGTAACAAATTGGTAATCAAAGGTGCTGTAGTTGATAGTTCCGATGATAAAGATAGTTATATCTACAAAGGTATTGCTAACCGTAATTTTAATCGTGTTTTTACTCTTGCCGATAAGGTAGAAATTAAAGATGCTGAAATTGCCAATGGTATGCTCAAAGTATGGTTAGAGAATATAGTAAAGGCACAAGATGCCATCAAAAAGATTGCCATCAAATGAAAACTATCAAAAAATTTATTTTTGCCGTCATTGAAGTTATCCAAAATACTAGGAAACTACAAGCTGAAGAAATGAAAAAGAGGTATTTTCAAAGATGAATAATCTAAACTGGTGGCCTGTATCCGATGAAGAATGGGAACAATTGAACTACCCAAACGGTAGATAATACAGGGGGCTCTTGACAGCCCCCTTCTTTTGAGTTATAATTAAATCATGAAAAACTGGAACAAAACTAAACCCTCTCGACCTGGTTATATTGCCACCACAAGTGGCGGTAAAGCCGTTCTCAAAAAGGTTCGTTCAAAAACGAATCAGGATATCTATTACACCTATTCAAATTGGGCAACAAATGAGATTGATGGAATAACTTTTATTCCTGTGGTCAAAGGTATGCCTACCGGTGAAACACAAACAATTCATTATATGCGAAAAGATAATTTGGAGTTTGTTAAATGAGTAAATTAATTGAATTGCAAACATTAAACAATCCAAAATATTTGTTTAATCCAAAAGATAAATCACACACGAAACTGTTTAAATTTTTTCTGAGTGAACATAAATGGGGCAGACCTTGTCCATTTTTGTTGGAAGAACCATATCTAACAATACCTGATATGTTAAAAGATAAATTTATTAAAAACGAATTGGAGTTACCATGGATTGGTTAATGTATTCGGGTTGTAATATTATTTTAAAATTAAATCCATTTCATTGGAGAATTAGTTTTAAATATCTTGAAACGAATGAAGCATGGGACCAAGATGCTTTGGTGATTGAATTGTTACCTATCACAATTCGTATATGGTTTGACAATGGTGAATGGTAAATAATTGGGCCGATAGCTCAGTTGGTTAGAGCAAAGGACTCATAATCCTTTGGTCGTAGGTTCAAATCCTACTCGGCCCACCATCGACATATTAGATAACACTTAATTTAAATATACATAATACTATCATTAACTATTTG